CACCGCGCTAGGCAAACGACAATCACCCGGCCGCCGGAGGAGGGGGAGCTTATGGCAACGAAGGCCGACGTGACGAAAGAACAGCGGGTCACGAAGGAAGTCAAGCGGCTGAAAAAAGTCTTCCGTGACTTGGACGAGAATCTACTACAGACAGTGGGCAGCCTAATCCAGAATGCGGCCTTCATGTCCGTGTCGCTGCTGGAATTGCAAGAAATCATCAATAAAGAAGGCTACACGGACACATACCAAAACGGCGCAAATCAAACTGGGCGAAAACAGTCGGAAGCCGTGAAGATCCATATCGCCATGACCCGCAACCACGCCGCCGTCATGAAACAACTGGCTGACCTTACCCCGCCCGTACAGAACAAAACCGATGCATTGCAATTATTGAGGGACGAATAAATGGCGACGAATTATATCTACGATTACCACGCTGCCCTAAAGAGCGGTGAGGCCGTGGCCGGGAAGTACGTCCACACGGTCTATGAGATCATCATTGAGGCACTTGCGCGGGGCGACTATCTCTATGACGCGAAGAAAGCAAGTAAGGCGGTCAGGTTCATCGAAAATTTTTGCCGTCACAGCGAAGGCCGTGACGACCTTATCGTGCTGGAGCTTTGGCAAAAAGCCATCATCGCCGCCATCTTCGGCATCGTAGATGACGATGGTGCGAGATTGTGGCGGGAGATATTTATTGTCGTCGGGCGCAAAAATGGAAAGACGCTTTTTGCGTCGGCAATCATCGCATGTATGGCTTACCTCGACGGTGAGTACGGTGCGAAGATATTTTGTCTTGCCCCGAAGCTGGATCAAGCCGAAAAGGTGTACGACGGATTTTTCCAGATGGTAAAGAAAGAGCCTCTTTTGTCGGATCGTTCCAAAAAGAGACGATCCGATATTTACATAGAGGAAAGCAATACGGCGGTGAAGCCGCTGGCGTTTAATGCGAAGAAATCAGATGGTTTCAACCCTTCCCTAGTTGTGAATGATGAGGTTCACAGTTGGAGCGGGGACAGGGGGCTGAAGGTGTATGAAGTCATGAAATCAGCGTTAGGCGCACGGCGGCAGCCGTTCATCCTCACCATTTCGACAGCGGGTTACGAAAACGACGGCATTTACGATGAGCTTATGAGACGCGCAACGGCATTTCTGAATCGAGACAGTCGGGAGCGGCGACTTTTGCCAATCCTCTACATGATAGACGACCCGGATAAATGGAGCGACATGGAGGAATTGCGGAAAGCGAACCCGAATTTAGGTATATCAATCCAACGTTCCTATTTTGAAGAAGAGATTGCGATTGCGGAAAAAAGCTTGAGTAAGCAACGCGAGTTTTTAATGAAATACTGTAACATCAAACAGTCTGCGGCAATGGCGTGGCTGGATAACCGTTTGTTAGAGGGCGCGACGGCAGATAAGAGCTTTGAAGACTTCCGGCGTTGCTACGCCGTGGGTGGCTTCGATCTTTCGCAAACAACAGACCTCACAGCGACGAGCGTTGTTGTGGAGCGGGACGGAAAGCTATATACATTCTGTCAATTCTTCATGCCCGCAAATCGAATTGAAAAGGCGATCTTGGAAGACGCCGTGCCGTATGATTTGTTCTTGAAACAGGGGTTAATACAACTATCTGGCGAGAACTACATTGACTACAAAGACATATACGACTGGTTCGTCATGCTAAAAGAGCAGTATGAAATATACGTCTTGAAAATTGGGTATGACAAATATGCCGCGAATTACCTTGTGGCAGACCTGAAAACATACGGTTATCACACGGACGACGTTTGGCAAGGTGACAACCTTGCCCCCGTTATCCGTGAATTTGAAGGTACGATCAAAGACGGGGATTTTTGCATTGCAAATAACAATTTACTAAAAGCACATTTTTTAAACGTCGCACTAAAACACAACTTGGAAAAGCGGACGTTTCGCCCCGTGAAAATCGAACAGCGTAAACGGATTGACGGCTTTGTGGCCGTAATCAATGCGCTAACCGTCCGACAAAAATACTTTGCCGAGGTAGGCGAAATGTTGAAAAATAAAGGGAGGTGATCTTATGGGTTTTATGGAGAAAATGGGACTTCTGAAACGAACATCTAAAACGCCCCGAGGTGCTTTACCGAAAGGTTTTTTTGAAATGTTCACAGGGTATACGCCCGTGTGGACGAACGCGCCAGAAGCACTCTATGAGATGGAGTTAATTCGCGCGGCTATACATAGCTTTGCTTCTTTTTGCAGCAAGCTAAAACCAGAGGTTCGGGGTTCGGCTTTGCAGCATTTGGAAAAGCACTGGCAAATGGCAATCAATCCGTATATGGACACGTCGAAGTTTCTATATCGTTTGGCTACGATTCTATCTGTCAATAACAATGCCTTCATCATTCCGATAGAGGGAGCGAACGGGAATATAACAGGCTTCTTCCCGCTTTTGCCGGAAAATTGTGAGGTGCTGGAAATTGATGGCGTTGTGTATCTTCGCTACACCTTCACAAACGGCCAACGTGCAGCGATTGAATTCGACCGAGTGGGAATTTTGACAAACCATCATTACCGGGACGATTTCTTTGGCGAAAGCAATCACGCACTAAAACCAACCATGCAGCTAATTGACACGAACAATCAAGGTATCATTAATGCCGTGAAATCATCTGCACAAATCCGATTTATCGCAAAAATTGCGAATATGATAGACCCCGAAGACATCACAAAAGAACGCGACAGATTCGCCGCCGAAAACCTTTCTGAGGAAAACAAAAGCGGCATGCTTATTTACGACAATAAGTTTTCGGACGTGTCTCAAATCAAAAGCACACCAACGACCATCGATGCCGCACAGATGAAGCAGATTGCCGAAAATGTATACCAGTATTTCGGTACGAACGAAGACATTTTGCAAAACAAGTTCAATGAAGATGGTTTTAACGCCTACTTTGAAGGAAAAATTGAACCGTTTGCGATCCAGCTTTCGCTTGTGCTGTCCAACATGACATATACTCCGCGAGAGATCGCACACGGGAACGAAATCATAATGACGGCAAATCGCCTACAATATGCGAGTAACCGAACAAAGCTACAGCTTTCCACACAGCTATTTGACCGCGCGTTGCTGAACCGTAATGGAGTAATGGATATTTGGAATTTGCCGCATGTTAAAGACGGCGACCGTTTCTTCATTCGTAAAGAATACGCACGATTAGAAGACTTAGGAAAGGAATTTGCAATAAATGCCGATACAACAGAAGACGAGGGAATACAGGACAATGACCCTTCCGTTGGGGACAGCGGTACAGGAGGGGCGCACGAAGCGATTTAGCACAAAACAGTATGTAGAGGGGTATGCGACGACATTTGATGCACCGTATGTGCTTTATGAGCATGACGGGAACAAGTATTACGAAGTCATAGACCGTAATGCACTTGTGGGCGCGGATTTATCCGACGTTATCATGCAATACGATCACACGGGCAAGGTTCTTGCTAGATTAACAAATCGTACACTGGGGATTGAGGCCGACGAGTACGGCCTTTTTGTTTTTGCCGATCTTTCAAAGTCACGCGCGGCGAAAGACCTTTACGAAGAAATCAATGAAAAACTTGTCACGAAAATGTCTTGGGCGTTCCGGGTAGAAGAAGATTCATATAACAAAGAGACACGGACACGAACCATTTTGAAAATCAAGAAGGTGTTCGACGTATCAGCCGTTAGTCATCCAGCAAACGTCGATACTGATATAACCGCGCGTTCTTGGCTAGACGGAGTGATCGAAACTGAGAAGCGGGAGGCGTTAGCGCGGGAATCACAATTATTATTACTAAAAGCAAAATTATAGGAGGAACGAATTATGAACAGATTGCAAGGGATCGAAGTACGACTTTCGGAGATCACGGCAGAAATTGAAACCCGTGGCGCAGAGTTTACGGCAGAACAACTTACGGCGTTCAACAGCGAAGTGGATGCGCTGAAAACGGAACGGGCGGGGCTTTTGTCCACAAATAAACACCGCACCGCACTGCTTGCGTCGATTGCGGAAGGCCGTAAACCCGGCGCAACGATTCTTCGCACCTTCCCAACACCCAGCACATCGAATGACGAACAACGCACCGCTGCCCCGACCGCCACGCCCGACCCAAATGATACCCGCGAATATCGAAATGCCTTCATGGATTACATGTGCCGCGGCGTTTCAATTCCAGTAGAATTCAGGGCAAATCGGACGACAACTACCACAGACGCGGGGGCGGTGATTCCGACAAGTACACTGCAAGAGATCATCCGTAAGCTAGATAGCTATGGTGCTGTTTATGCAAAAGTCCGCAAGCTAAATGTACAAGGTGGTGTCCGTGTTCCGATATCATCTTTAAAACCGGAAGCTACATGGGTCGGAGAGGGCGCAAGCGAAAGTAAAAAACTAAACGTAAACGCCTTTGTCCAGTTCAACTACTACGGACTAGAGTGCAAAATATCACAGACACTTCTTACGAGCATTGTCACATATGAAATGTTCCAAAATGTATTCGTGAAGCTTGCAACCGAAGCTATCGTTTGCGCGATGGAAAAATCAATCTTTGTGGGAACAGGTTCGGGGCAAGCACTAGGGCTTACAAAAGACGACCGCGTCCCGGCGGCAAACAAAATCACAGTTTCAAGTGCCGATTTCCAAAGCTGGACAGGGTGGAAAAAGAATGTGTTCGCTAAAATGAAAAAAGCGTACCGCAACGGAATTTTCGTTATGGCACAAGGGACATTCGACGGGTACATCGACGGCATGGTAGACGAAACGGGACAGCCAATTGGCCGTGTCAATTATGGGATCGCGGACGGCGAAACATACCGTTTCGGTGGGAAGTCTGTCGAAACTGTAGAAGATGACATCATAACAGGCTACGACGAAGCGGACACGGGTGACGTTGTAGCTGTATTCTTCAATCCGTCCGATTATGCGATCAACAGCAATATGCAAATGACAGTCGTAAAGTGGACGGATCACGACACAAACGAGGTGAAAAATAAGGCAATCATCATTTGTGATGGGAAGCTACTAGACCCCAACGGTGTATTAATCATCAAAAAAGGCATTTAAAGCAGAATGGAGGGGCGGTAATGCCGGAGCTACATACAAAGGTAAAACTTGCTTTGCGGCTAAAAAACACAGCATTTGATGCCGAAGTAACGGGTTTGATCGCCGCCGCAAAAGCCGACATATGTTTAGTGGGGATAAATCTTGACCCAGCCGCTCCGGATGATCGTCCGCTTGATCCTTTGATTGAGCGGGCGATCATTTTATACTGTAAGGCACACTTCGGATATATCGAGGGCGGCGAACGATTCTTGAAAGCTTACGACAGCTTGAAGTGCGCCTTGTCCTTGGCGGGTGATCTCTGATGCGGTGGAGTGACGAGCTAACCCTTGTTTTCGAGGAATCGCCACCAGTGGGCGAAAGTGCGACCGACGGCGACGGCTTCGCCCTGCCGCGCGATGGAGAGCAAACAACGGTTTATGCGAATAAAAAATCTGTCGGGTTCAACGAGTTCTTCAAAGCCAAGCAAGCTGGACATACCGAGCAAATGAAGTTTGATATCTTCTCTGCGGAATACGACGGACAGACGCTTGCCGAATACGAAGGAAAACGCTATAAGATTTTAAGAACATATTGCGATCCTAAAAAGCCGGATGAAATCGAATTGACACTTTCCGACATATCAGAAAGAGGAGGTGTGGCGAATGGGGTTTAAGGTAGATTTTGATGGGTTGGAAGAGTTAGAAGCAATGTTGCTTCACAACGCCGACGCTGCAGAAAAATACGCAGGAAGCATATTAAAGGCGGGCGCGGAGGTTGTTGCAAATGCCCAAAACGCAGAACTGCGCCACATCGGACAAACAGACCGTAGCACTGGGGATATTGCGGGCTCTGCCGCAATGGGCAGGATTAAGAAATCGAAGGGCGGTACAGGCATCCATACCGACGTATTCCCGCACGGCGATCAAAAGCACGGGCAGGAGCATTTAACGAAGCGGAGCAGAGTAAGAAACACGGTTGCGGGCTTTTTGCTTGAACACGGAACTTCTAATATGCCAGCCCGTCCGTGGATTAGTGTGGCAGAAGCGAAGGCAGCAGACGCAGCAAATGAAGCGATGGGAGAAGCTTGGAAGAAGGTGAGCCATGGAGATTGATACAACAGCAAGCGTTGACAGTATTTTATTGTCAACGCTTCTTCCTTTAGGCGTTCCCGTCACGCGGTTGCGCTTTACGGGCAAAGCGGAAACATACATCACATTTCAGATTATCAGTGGCGATGAAACAGGCTTTGCGGACGATGACGGGACAGCTTACGAGCATTTGTACCGGGTTGATCTTTTTTCAAAAAGGAACTACGTTCAAATACTCGACCAAATGAAACGCGCCCTAAAAACCGCCGGATTCTTTGGAATTTCTGTCAATGCAGAACAGTACGAACGAGACACAGAGCTATACCACGCTTCACTAAATATTAATTACATGGAGGACTAACAAATGGCAACGATAGGTTTACGCGATCTTTTTCGCGCCCCAATCACCATTAACGAGGATGGAACGGAATCATACGGGACACCCGTCAGGATGGCGAAAGCGATTCAGGCGCAGTTAGCAATCACAACAGCGGAGGCAAAGCTTTTTGCCGATGATGGTGTGGACGAAAATGTAAAAGAATTTGTCAACGGCACGTTAACGCTAGGCATCAACGATTTATCGCCGAGCGAACAAGCGGCAGTGCTTGGGCAAACACAGGACGAGGACGGGGTTGTGTTCGCGGGTGAAAATGACGACCCACCATACTTTGCAATTGGCTTTCGCGCACGCAAGACAGGCGGCCGTTACAAATTCGTTTGGCTGTACAAAGTCAAGTTTGCGATCCCCGACGAAAACTACGAAACGAAAGGCGATAGTATTTCATTCAATACACCGTCAATCGTTGGGACGATCATCAAACGTGCTGATGGAAAATGGAAAGCGGATTACGTTGGAATACCAGACGATTCCGTAGGTGAAGCTTGGTTTGCCGAAGTCCGTGAAGCAAAAGACATGACCAACTAGAACGAAAACTAAAACAAAAAAGGAGATGGGAAGCCTTGTGCGGGCTTCCCTATTTTTATCATGAGTGCAATCAAAGATGGACGTGTAAAAATCACACTTGACCGAGAACGGCACATGCTTTTCTCCCTAAACGTCATGGATGAAGTGGAAGACAAAATTGGAGATATTAGCGATTTGGCAACGTCGATGAACCAGCCCGGCCGCCTGAAATTCATTAAATGGATTTTTACAAGGTTATTAAATGAGGGTGCAGACGAAGGCGAAGAATCTTTAACCGAGGCAGAAGTTGGACGCTTGATCCACGGTGGCAATTTCAACGACGTTACCGAAGCAATCATGAACTCGTTCAGCATGGCGAACAGAGGCACGACAGAGCCGCCAGAAGATACGGACGAATATGATACCACGGACGGTGACACAG